CGAGGACGTTCATCATGCTACGCGCAGTAGTGTCACAGAAACACAAGGTGGTTCTCATACCGCCCGTAGAGGGTTCAGATCATCTATTTCCAAGCGCCGTCCCCCTGCAGATAAAGGGCGAACAACTACTCGCCGTGCCGCACGGAGTAACTGAAACATTTCTGCTGCGCCGCATGGGGTTTGATATCCCCTCGCCCATTCTATCGCATTATGACTGGTGTGGCGGCAAGCCGTTCGAAGTACAGCGAAAGACTTGTGCTTTGCTGACCATGAACGAGCGTGCGTTTGTGTTGTCTGGTCTTGGTACAGGTAAAACCAAAACAGCGCTATGGAGCTGGCATTACTTGAGGAGTAATTCAGCGTGCAAAAAGCTGCTGGTCATAGCGCCATTGTCTACGCTTGTGTTTACTTGGCAGCGGGAAGTCTTTAGCACTATCCCCGGCACAAAAGCCGTAGTGCTGCACGGCACAAAGGCTCAAAGGCTCAAAAGCTTAAACGATACAGATGCTGACATCTATATTATCAACCATGACGGCGTGAAGGTAATACAGGAAGAACTGGAAGCCCGCGACGATATTGATGCTGTTGTGATTGACGAGCTTGCTGTGTACCGCAACCCTACGTCAAAACGCACTAAAGCGCTGCGCGAGTTTGCAAAGACGAAGCGTATCGTGTGGGGCATGACAGGCAGCCCTATACCGAACGCCCCGACTGATGCTTGGGCACAGGCCAGTATTGTAAAGCCCGACAATGTGCCACGCTACTTCACGCGGTTCCGTGACGAGCTTATGTATCGGCATGGGCCGTTTCTGTGGCTCCCAAAAAGCGATGCTATAGAGCGGGCGTATGCTGCGCTTACTCCGTCAGTAAGGTTTACACTCGACGACGTGGCCGAACTGCCCGAGGTGATCGAGCGCAGTATTGATGTAGAGCTCACCAAAGAGCAGGAGAAAACATACAAGGCGCTTGCTGCCCACGCTCAAACGCTCACAGCCAAAGGCGATATAACCGCCGTACACGCTGGCGCGTTGATGATGAAACGGCCGCAGGTGGCCACCGGGTGGGTCTATACAAACGACAAGCAAGTTGTAGAGCTGGGTAATAACATCCGTATGCAAGCCGTGCTCGACATAATTACTTCAGCAAGTAACAAGGTGCTGGTGTTCGTACCATTCAAGCATGCTCTCGATGGGATACATAAAGCGCTAGAGCATGAAAAGATCGAACACGAAGTAGTATCTGGCGACACACCATCTACTCGGCGAAATGAGATATTCAACTTATTCCAAAATACTGATAAATATAAAGTGTTGTTGGCGCATCCCCAATGCCTTGCACATGGGATTACACTAACAGCCGCTGATACCATTATTTGGTTTGCTCCTGTCACATCGCTTGAAATCTATGAGCAAGCGAACCACCGCATACGTCGGGTGGGGCAGAAGCATAAACAGCAGATAATACATCTGCAAAGCACCAAGGTCGAGAAGCGGATTTATACGCTACTGCGGCAACGCAAGAACGTGCAGGACCAGCTACTGGACCTTATTGAGAGTGTCACTCGTGACACCATACTGAAGTAGGAGGTGAAAAGTAAAACTAATGCAACCCACGAATGAAGGAGAAACCACAGTGAACGCACCGATCAAGCTGGATATTCCAGAGAAAATAAAGCAATATCGCGAGCTTCGTGATCGCATCGCCGAGATGGATAACGAGCACAAGGAGAAGATGAGGCCGTATCGCGAGCTTCTCGAGAAGATGAACGGTCTTCTGCTTGAGCAACTCAACACAGTCGAAGGTAATAGTTTGCGTACCGAGCATGGAATGATCTATCGGCAAGAGAAAAAGTCAGTGTCCCTTGCCGACCCGGATAAGTTCATGTCGTACGTTATCGCCAACGATATGTGGGACCTGATCGACCGCAAGGCTAACGCCACCGCGGTTGCAGACTTCATCGATGAAACCGGATTTGCACCACCGGGGGTAAACTTTTCTACCCGGTTTGTTGTTGGTGTACGGAAATAAGGAGAAACATTATGAGCAACGCAGTTACTCTACCGGGTACGTTTGGCCCAGCCCCTAGCCGCTTCCGCGGCAAGGTGGAAAACGACCTTAGCGCTAACGTCCAATCGAGTTACGCTATTGTTGGCTACCGCGGTAAAACGTGGTCTATCCGCTACCGGGGCGAAGAAAAGAAACTGATGCGCGACGACGGCGATGGTGCCCGCTCGTCCATCGAGGTCGTCGTCCTGAAGGCTAACCCCAACAAGTCCAAGCTGTTCTATAAGGGTGGCTATGTCGAGGGCTCCAAGGATTCGCCTGATTGTTCATCGACCAACGGGCTGACTCCCGATGCTGGTGTCAAAGCCCCGCAGTCGGCAACCTGCGCAACCTGCCCCCAGAACGCTTGGGGTTCCGCCAAGTCCAAGGTGACGGGCAAGCCCACTCGGGCCTGCTCCGACAACCGCCGGCTCGCCGTGGTGCCAATTGGTGATCTGCGCAACGAGATGTATGGCGGGCCGATGCTGCTCCGTGTCCCGCCCGCATCATTGGCTACGCTTGCCCAGTTCAGCGACGGGATGCAGGCACAGGGTTATCCATACTACAGTTACGTGCTACGTATCGCGTTTGACCCGGACGATGCCTACCCCCGTTTCTTGTTCAGCGCGGTGCGCCCGCTGACAGACGACGAGGCTGCTATCGTGGACGAGCTTCGCGAGTTGCCGCAGGTGACACGGATTACAGCCGAAGCATCTCCACAGGAGATGGAAGCTGCTACCGCGCCAGAGCCGGCAGCTAGCCCCTTCGAAGAGCCCCCCAAACCAGCGCCCGAGCAGGAAGCGCCTGCCCCTGTGCAAACGGCGCCCGAGCCCGAACCCGAGCCTGCGCAGAGCATGCCGTCGCCCGGTGACGTTGCATCCATCGATGCAGAGTTGGACCGGCTCTTACCCCGGTGAGTAATGGGGGGCTACGGCCCCCCTCTTTCCCACTAAAACCACCGGAGCAAAAACGTGAGCAAACAAGAGCAACTCGATCAGAGTAAATTTCTGGCGCGTGCTCTACCTTGGGGCGAGAAGGACGGCGAGGGGTACATCAACCTCCACTGGACGACCCAGAACGAAAATGGCGGCAAGCCATTCTGGTCAGGTAGGGCAGTTAAGTCAGTCGAGGAAGCGGTACGCACCCTGAAGTGGGCGCAGAGCCTCCAAGACACACGCGATATCTATGTGTGCATGTCGGCCCAGAAGGAGGCCGAGGAAGTCGTGTCCAAGCGCGGCACGCCGTATCTGAAGCCCAAGCGCAGCCAGCAGAACGTCGTAGGGCTGAAGTCCCTGTATCTGGACATCGACGTGAAGGACGGCGCCTACGCCAACGTCAGGGAAGCCTTGGGGGCGCTAGCGGAGTTTGTAAAAGCCGTCAACATGCCGCGCCCAACCATGGTCCTGTCGTCTGGCGGGGGCATGCACGTCCACTGGGTAATGGTTCGCACACTCACTCGCGCGGAATGGCAGCCCCTGGCGGATGCGCTGGCCGCGGCCGTCAAGCAGCATGGCTTACAGGCTGACACGGCTGTCACCGTGGACAGCGCCCGCGTCCTTCGCGTCCCTGGGACGTTCAATTTCAAGAACGAGCAGGCGCGCCCCGTCCACCTGATCGGGACGCCCAGCGACAAGGACCTCGACCCGGACGAGCTGCGCAAGGCGCTGGAACCCTACATGCAGGCCAAGCCTGCGCCAGCCCCCACGCCGGCACCGACGGCTTTGCCCGAGGGCTTTGGCCCGGTCCCTACCCGCTTCGCTGGACAGGGCAGCAAGAACGATCTCTCCAATGGTGTAGGCAAGGTGCCCCCTGCGAAGCTGGTAGCGCTTGCAGAGGCGTGCCCCTTCGTCATGGAGGCGGTTACTCAAGGGGGTAAGGACTACGCCAACCCGCTGTGGAACCTGACGACGCTCATCGCCACCTTTACCGAGGAGGGCGAAGCAGCCGCCCACAAGATGGCGGAGCAGCATCCCACATATACAAGGGAGAGCACGGACGAGCTCTATGCCCGCAAGCAGAAAGAGCGGGCAGACAAGTCACTGGGCTGGCCGAGCTGCAAGACCATCGAGGTTGCGGGCGCTACCCAATGTGCCGCTTGCCCGCATCAGGGCGCTGCGAAATCCCCATTCCATTTCGTGGGGAAGCCCCCGCCGGCCCCGCCGGGGTCGGACTTACCCGACGGGTATAGCCGCAACAGTGACGGGCTTATATGCCGCATGGTGATGATGGAGGATGGAAGCTCGTTCCAGATGCCCATATGCCGGTATCGGATGGATTATCCGTGGCTCACCTCCAACCCTTGGACACTGCATTTCGACAGCCCGATGAATCAGGGGTCGGTGACAGTCAGCATCCCATTTTCGGCTACGGCGACGAGAGACGGCCTGTTCAAGTGCATGCACGAGGCAACGCTCGTCATAGCTCCCAAAGAGCGCAACATGGTGCAGGAGTTTATCGTGTCCTGGATACAGAAGCTTCGGGACAAGCGCGATGCGCTGGTGCCCGCTACGTCATATGGTTGGTCTCGTCAGGATGGCGAGATAGAGG